ACTGTAAATTTTGTCTACTGTATTCTTCTTCAGCTCTTGTTAATGATTGTACAATTTTTGCCATTATAATAGACTTGCTAGTCCTCCATGTTTAAAATCTCTAGATAAAGTTAGATTGTATTGCCCGCCTCCATATTTAGCAGCTAAATCCCAATCTCCAATATTTCTATTATAACTTATTTGATTGATGTTTGCGTTAGGGGATATTTGAGCTGACAAATTACCGTAGTTTATATTAGTGTCTCCAATACCACTTCCTTCGATCATCGTAGAAAAATTTACTGGCCCTATTGTTCCTGCTAACTCTCCCTCTAGTTCCTGGTTCTTAAGTGAATCTAGTAGATCAAGTTGAGCCAAATATTTTGAACGGTCTAGATTTATATTTACCTTGGGCTTCGTAGTTAACCAATCCACATCTACTACATCTCTATTCTCTACAACAGTAGGAGGTTCCTCACCTCCGCCACCTAATGGTACGTCATCTCTGCCGTAGCCGCCTTCATGAGTTCCACCACTTGCTGAAGTTCCTGGAGACATAGCTTTTCCTTCTTCAGTATCTGCTAATGCTCCTTGAAAAAATCCTATTCTTCCCCCTTTGGCCAAACCTTCTCTACCTAGAACACTTGCAATACCACCAAGATTTAAATAAACTCTTCCACCATCTGCTAAAAATCCTGAATCTTCCCAACTTTGACCTGCTTTTTGAGATGCAGTCTGCCCTGTACCCGCAAATTCTCCGCCACCATCTTGTGTCCCACTAAAAGTTTCTTGCCATGCATCTGTTTTAGGTGGTCCTGAAGGTGGACTATCATCTTGCTGGGTAGTTAAAATATTAGTTATTTTATCTTGATCAGTTAATGAAGCATCAGTGCCTTCTAAATCTTTTCGTATTTTTTTATCTCTTTTGTCTTGTTTTTGTTTTTGTTTCCATTTAATTATTGCAAGCTTGTTAGTGTTAGCATTCAACCAATTTTGTTTAGCTGCTTCAATTGCTGTAATATATTTATCTTTAGTAGCTTGACTAACATTTGCACGCCCCTGTATTTTTTTTATTCTTTTATCAAATGGATTGTCGCCTGACGCCATGTCCTCCTCTGAAATATTAGTAAGATTATATCCAGCCATGACATTCCTTGGATCAGTTCCAGATATGGCTCCAAAAGTTCTCTCACCATCTGGGCCAGTAGTCCATCCAGTTTGTTGCATTACTACTCTTCCAATATCATCTAGTGCAAAACCTTGCCCTAACATTTCATTTCTAATAGTAGCACCTGTACCAGGTAGTAATTCTTTAACGATTCCTGCTCCGGCTTTTATCCAACTAGGAACAAGATTTTTGGCGAACTGCACATATTTATTTGTTGGTGGATAGTATAGGTCTGGATTAGGCCCAACTGTTTCTCCAAACTTTTCATAGTTTCTCAGTGCTTTATTTCTAGAATAAGGACGATAGCTAGTTGGTAAGGTTATTCTATTTGGATCTGGATTATAGACGCTATAATTATCTTGATCTTGATTAACATAATTCGCTGCGGCAGGAATTCCACTTCCACCTCCTCCGCCTGCGTCTGGGGTAGGCCATATATAATCTGTCGTTAAATATTTTTGTTGGGGTCTAAAGTGAATCCCTGATTCATAAATATCCTTATCGACTCCTGTATACCAAACCATTATCTTCTTCCTCCTGGGTGTATGTCTAATCTAAATGTACCAAGTTTCCAATCTTCTGATGTAGTAGTATTTGCAATTTTCATTGCAATGGACCTTGCTCTTAATCTTGTATCAACTTTAGTAGTAGAAGTACTTGTTGAAAAATTTGTTGTGGTTCCAGAACTATTTGGATAATTTTTAGTTATAAAACTAACTTGTGTATTTCCTGTTTGAGAAATAAAGTCTGGTAAAAATCTACTTATTCTCATAATATATTCTCCATCTCCTCTAAGATCCGGCATACCTACTATTTGTCCTCCTCCTCGTGCTGTTTTTTGAGTAATATCAAAATCACCTGAGGTAATACTTCCGATGACAGCTGTCACTACCCCGCCAGCTACAATTTGATCGGTCCCTGTTTCGTGTTCATAGTATATCGTACTTCCATCTGTATTACCAGTAACATCGAAAGATGCATCATCACTTTCACTATAATAAGTTGCGTGGGGTCGAGCAAATACAGCTGAATCTTGCCACGCTGTTCTTGCTAAAGTACCTGTCGTCCAGATAGGACGTTTAATGGTAGAATCTAAATAGTTATATGTAACAACTCTATTCACTACATCTGATGCTGATGTACAATAAAACCAGCTTACTTCTCCAAATAAATTATTTAAACCAGCATTAACTAAATCTCTTGCAGTTGAGTTAAGATCATCAAATACGGCATCTTCTACTAAACATGGTAGTGATTTTAACTGACCGTCATAAGCAAAGAATCCATTTTCAGACATCCAATAAGCAGTACCATCAACCTCTATATTAGCATTCTTACCCAACAATCCGCAGTTAGTTCCTACCTGCTCAAACGAGAAAGTAAAGGGTTGACCAACGAATTTCATAAGGAATAATGCAGTATCTGTCCATACATAAATAGCATCCCTACCTTTGATAGCTCCCATAATCTTAGAACCATCTGCAAGTCTTTGTGTACCTGCGGTATTATTTGCTTTAACGGTATAAGAATCAGATTCATCAATACTTTCTTGAGAAGAGAACCTTATAAACATGTCATCTTGAGATGTTGTGGTTCCAATTGTAGTTTCTGTTCCAAAAAATACTAAGTGTCTATCGGGTGTAGAGACCAATACATGACGTGATGCTGTTGGTGCATTTGCTAATAAAGTGGCTCTATTATTTGTCGCACTAGTTGCAGCCGCATCCCATTCAAAGCATTTACCATTATAGATAAGTGCGATTAATTTTGTTCCATAGTTATCTAATATCCACATCCCTGGATCAATAGTAAAGTCAGCAGAAGATGGGTCACCCCAGGCAACGTACCCAGATATATTGGTCACGGTATCACTTGTACTGTGAGTAGCAATCGTTGTTCCATTAACAGCCCTTGATCCTCCGCTTAAAGTATTTGTAGAAGTATTATTAGAAGTATAACTAATATCTTCTGTACCAATTCTTATTTCTCCTGAAGCAGGAAAAGCTATTGAGTTGTTTAAAACAATAGTTGTATCGGAAGGATTGTTTGTAAGACCAGCTGCAAGTGTATTAGTTGAAGCACCTAAAGCTATACCACCCCATAGCGCTGTTCCCCATCCATAACCACCTAATTGTAAAGCTGGTCCGACATTATAATAACACAGAATCGAAGTACTTCCTGCATTCGTCATAGGACTACTACCTTCAGCCGTGTCCATTGTAATTGTAAAAGTTGTAGTAGTGGTAACAGAAGTTACCATAAATTTTTCATCTTCAAACGTAGCATTACTATAGGCTGATGTTCCAGGTATACTACTTACACTGTCAAACATAACTATATCATTTGCCACTAATCCATGAGCCCCGGTACATGTAACTGTGACAACTTTTGAACCATTACTACTAGTGAAATCAGCTCCTGTTAAAGTAGTTCTGATAGGGTGAATGTCATAATAAGTTCCCCCTGAATATACGTATAGAATTCTATTAGTTCCAATAGCTGCATATTTAATACCTGCGTTATCATCCCAATGATGAATAGCTCTGCATGCACCTGTAAGTTTAGATGCTCCTAATTGTTGCCATCCACCTATTTTTTCCGGTGTACCATATCTAAATCTTACATTGTCTCCATCAAACCATTGCCCTTCAGCTCCAGTTTCTGTGACTTGTTTGTTAAATCCGGGGATAAAACCTAATTTTTGTAGCATATAAAAACCTGTTTATTAGGTGTTATAGCAGATTAATAGGGATTTCAATAGATTAAAGCAGAGGGATTCTGTGGTGGATCCTCCCTCTGCAAGCCTAGTGTATAGACTATTTCTTGGGTAATGTAAAGCCTTTAAACCATGCCGGTAAACCTATAAAAAGTCTTTTATCAAATGCATTTTCTTTAGCATTTTTAGATCCAGCTTTATTATAATGTAAAAATACTTGTCCACAATCCTTACCTGTAAATTCTTCTCGCCAATGTTCTAAATCACATCCAGAATATATTAACATATCACCTGGTTTAAGATCTACTTTAATACCGGCTTGACCTTCTTTACCTGTGGGATCAAGATAAATGGGCCATGGGTCCCCACCTAGATTTAATGTAGTAGATATTTCACAAGAGTATCTATCTTTATGACGAGCTAGAACATCTCCTTTTTTATAAATTCTTGCATAAGAGTAGGTTTCACTTAATTTTAATTTAGTGTGTTTTTCCATTATAGGTTTTACTTTTTGCAGTAATGTTTCCATAACTAAATCTGAATAATGAGAATAAGTATTAGGAACTTGTGAATCATTCCATACTCCCCAGTACTCAGTAAATGGTGAGATGTATTTTTGATCAAATAAAAATCTAGCTACTTTTCTTTTATTTAAAAAATAAGCATAGCAAAAATCAGCCATTTCTTTATTAATAACTCCTTTTAAAATTTGATATTTATTTTTCTTAAACGACATTTAATACTCCTTTCGGTATAGCTTGACAGTTAAAATGTATAAACCTAAATGGTTCGTACCCCATATCAACTATGTATTGATGGGGCATATAAGATGGAAAGAATATCATACGACCAGGTAGAACTTTATAATGAATTTGTGAACTTGCATATGTAACTTTTGTTTTATCTTTTTCTGGTAAAAGATTCATAATATTGCCTGGTCTTGGATCTTCAAACATAGGCATAGATGTTCGTTCACTTGCTTTTAAAAAATAAAAGCCTGAAATATGACCATTCCAATGAGTGTGCAAAGTATGGTGGCCACCACCTTTTTTAGCAAATTCTTGTACCCATAATTCTGTAGTAAAGAGTGAATAATTAGTTAAATCAAAACCCATTTCACCTAATAAATTATGAGATGTTGCACCTATATAATCTTGTAATTGTTTAAAGTTAGGATCACCTATTAAAGATGTTGAATGAAATACATGACCCATATCTCCTTTGTCACCAAATTCTTTATTTCTTTTATCAATGTCTTTTTTTAAATTTTTCTTTGATGTTTCTATATAAGAATCAGATGCTTTATTTAAATCCCCCACAAATTCAGGAGCATCCGCAAACCATATAGGACATTTAAAAAATTCCTCTAGTGCTAGTTGCTGCGGATAAGATGATGTTATCTTCTTTTGTTTTCTTTGTTTCTGTTTTAATTTTTTATTTTTCATTTATAAGGCCATCCCAAATTCCATATTACTAAACTATGTCTTGTTCCTTTTTTAACTGGACATACTCTATGCCAAACAAAACCAGGAAATACAACCAAAGATCCCTTTGGTAATATCTCTGTGCATTTTCTAATGTTAGGTTTTTTATCTGGGTCCATGTTTCTAAAATCAAATTCTAACTCACCACCTTTATAGTCTTTTGGATCTGATAAAGTAACGGTAACAGATAGTTTTCTAATTTTACCATTTGAAGGATCACCTTGTTGTCTTTGATAAGGTCTATCCCAACCATCACAATGCCAATCATAGAATTGACCTTTTTCATATTTTGTAAACTGACAACTTTCTGAAAAATCCCATTGAAAATTCCAACCTGCAGATGCATTTGCTTGGTGAACATAAGGTTGTATTTCTTTATATATCCATCTATCGTTCATCCAAACAATATTAGAATCTCTCTTTTGTTTTAAATCTTTTATTTCTTTTTGATTTAGATTTTTACCTTGACCATAACCACCTGTCACTGCCATTTGATCTTGTATAGATTTTCCATAACGAACAATATCATCACAAATACGTGAAGGAATTGCGGATTGAAAATACCAAAAATAATTAGTTAAGTTCATATGTCTTTATGAACTTACTATAACATTTTGGATTAAGAAGTCAATGTTCCAGATACTGTGAATTTAACCAACTTAGTTCCTGAAGGTCCACATACAATAGAATTTGTGCCAGGTGATACAGATAGAGTTGGTGCAACCGATGTAGGAACTCTTAATACAACCATTCCTGATCCACCATTACCACCTGATACACTAGCTGGAGGAGATACTCCTAATGTTCCTGATCCACCTCCA